CCAAGACCTGCAAAAGCAGTTCCGACACCCGGAAGATTAGAAGCAATATCAAAGACTTTTTGCATTGCAATCAAGGCTTTGTCCATAGCGTCGTCAATAGCTTTGACAATAGTGTAGCTAATCTCTCGCCACAAGTTGCCCATCCATTGAGCAAGCTGGTCAAAACGGGCTTGAACATCTGCCAACCAATTCTTTAAGCGGTCGTTCAAATTAGCCCATGCGTCAAGGAACCCAGCTACCGCTCTAATGCCAGCTTGTTCGACAACCACTGCAAAGTTTGCTAGGTGAGAGCCAAACTCACTGAAGAACGCAGAAATTACGTCCCCAACAAGCCCAAAGGCTTTCCCCCAACTTCCCGTAGCTTCTCGAAGTTGAAGCATCATATTAATGAGCTGTCCGAGTGCTACAATAGCAATGCCCACAACAGTCCCTACCAGAACTGTTCGCACGACCTTGCCGAAGTTTTGAACTGCAAGAGTGGCAAGAGTTATCGCACCAGTAAGACCAGCTTGACCACCCCAAATAAGAGCAGCAGCAGAAGCATAAGAAATGACAAGCTGGAGGTTGTTGGCTAGGACATTGAGAGTGTCATATGCCATCTCCCTCAAGGTTACAAGCAGGTTTTTAGTGACAGTAAGAAGAGGCTCAAACTCACCCCTCAATTTTGCAAACTCTGCTGCTGCTGCTCCCGTAGAGTCTCCTGTCTCTGACATTGCAGCGGCAAACGCAGTAAAAATAGCAAGCAAAGCACCAGCTACAGCACCAAGAGGGCCAAGGATACCAAGCAACTGCGAACCTTGCTGACCAAAAGCAACGAAGGCGTTAGTTCCGCCCTGCACCTGTACTGCAAAGTCACCCACCTGATAGCCAAGCTGTTGCAGACCTACAGCAGCAAAGCGTTTGGTCTTTCTGGTAGCTCGAAGACTTTCTTCTCCAAACTGATCGAGAGCTTTACCAGCACGTTTGGCATGCTTAGGGGTACGCTCAAGCTCAGTATTAAGAGCTTTTACTTCCCCTGTGCCATCTACATCAACTAAAAGTCGAAGATCAGCCATTCATAACCCTTACAAAAACTGCATCTAGGCTCTTTATTGCCTCTACGTCTCTAGGCGACAAAGGTTCCCTAGTCAGTTCCTTCCATGCTTTAATCTGTTCAAAAGTTATCGGGTTAGGGCCACTAAAGCCAGCAGTTCTACCAGTGGACAAACTAATAAAGGCAGACCAGATATGCTGAACTAAGAACGGAAATTCGGGAGGTTCTAGTTCTTGTGGTGCGTATCCAATCTGCCTTTCTACTTGTTCTAAATGTTCTCTTTTTGAGCCACCTTCTTGAGGCTTGTCGAGTTCAAAGGTCCACTCTGCAAACTCGACTAGTTGCTCAATCAGGCTTTGATAAAACCCCGGTTTTCTTCGATAGCCTCTTCAATCTGAATGCGCAACCAAGGCAAAGTCTCAAAGACCTCTTTTGCTTTAACTACGCTTAGGTTAGGTTGCTCACCGTCATAAGTGATGTCCCAACTCTTAATAATACGAGACAAAAGGTCTACAGCGTCCTTCTCAAGGTCTTCTACGGTCACTTGGTTGTTCTTTGACCGTTGCATCACTTGGAGGCGCTTGTTAGCCTTCTCGTTGAATTTTTCTTTGTACTCTTTAGAGTGAGGTGCATAGACTGTCACACTCATCTCTGTCTCTCCATCCTCGTTCAAGAGGGGTTCAAGGGTCGTAGGATGGTAGAGGATAATCTCTAGGGTATCGGACTCAGGGGTAAGGTTAGCCAAATCCATTGTCGGGTTCCTTTATGGTTCGGGTGGGAAAATGAATGAGAGAGGGAGCCACCCGACAAGCTCACCCCTCTCCCCTCGGCCAAGGGATTCTTATGCCGTAGTGATCTTCAGGTTTGTCAGTTCAGTATCGTCGTACAGAGCCACAAACGGCAGGGTAACTACACGGGAGGTTGGGCCATCAACAGGGATGTCTGCTGCGTTAAACTTCACCCGTGGGAAAAGGAAGGTCATGGTGTTGGCAGACGGATCAGCCACAGACACTTCAATGGCGCTCTCAGTTTCGTTAAGGAAACGGTTGACCAAAGACAAGTCTTCAAAGTATGCAGTGATGGTGCCTTCTACTTCTGCACGACCAAACTCAAGCTGTGGAGCAGAATCGTCACCTACAACGAAGGTAGGAGCGAAGGAGTTAGTCAAAGTAAAGTCTACACTGGTCACAATGGAAAGCGCAGAAGCCCCACCAATACCATCTACATCAGCAACCAGAAGGCTACCAGAATACGCATCAAAAGGCTCACCCACGCCAGCAGCAGCTACAGTCTTCTCGGTAGCAGATACAGTCATATCTTTGCCGACCATACCAAAGGTAGCAGATACCATCTGGTTAGGGGCCATAGACACGTTCATGGTGGATGCAGCACAGCCTGTGAACAGACGGGCTTGGTCAATGTCGCCAGCATAGTCTTCAAGGGTCAGGAACTTAGGTGTAGTGCCTACCTTGATAACGCCAGTGCTGAACGTAGACAGCATAGCCGACTCAATCAGGTCGTCATAGTCAGTGTCACGAAGGTCTACAGTGATGTCACCAGCTACAGAACGGTTGCCATGACGGTCTACACGAGGCATACGGTCAGGCTGGATTTCGTTACCAGCTACACGCTCCTTAGAAAGGTTCAGCGAGTGGCTGTTGAATGGGAGGTTGGTATAAGAAGTTGCCGCCGTACCGAAAGTGCTTTCTACACCGAAAGCCAAACGAGAACGAGAACCCTGTGCGAAAGCCATGTGCTTCCTCCTTAGTTATAAGTATAGAACCCGATGTTTACCGGGACATAATAAAACGGAGTGTCTAACCCGCCACCTTCTCGTTCGGCATAGTCGATAGACACAATGATGTTCTCGCCATCACTGTTGATGAAAGAAGCATCAGTGGTTGCATCAAAGGCATTCAATACCTTGTCCGCCAATTCATCAGCAGCACCGGGGCCGTTACCCTCTGGTGCGTAGCAAACAACAGTGAAGACACCATCGTAGCGTTGTTGCGGGTTTAAACCTCTTACGGCTGGTCTGCGGGATTGAGGAACAAAGAAAGTCTCTACGTAGGAAGTACCATTCTTGCGGTCATAGCTAGAGTTCTCGTAAGAGATAGAAGGAAGGCCTGAGATAGCCTTCAACTTCGTCTCTAGGGCTGCACGAATATCTCTATATACACTAGCCATGCTGCCGCTTCACCTTACTCTTGATCTTATACTTCTGCTCTACCTTTTCGGCGTGAGGCGACCGATTAATTAAATAATAGTCTCCTGCGGGTATTTCTATACCAGCCTTACGGTAGCCCCCTTTGCTGTCTCCACTTAAAGCAACATTAATATCTTTAGCAAGGTTGCGGAGAGAGGTCAGTTTCTGGGGCTGATCTGGAACACCCCTTGGTTTGTTCCGAGAGGACTTGCTACGTCCGCCACCAAGGTTGTCTTTAAAAGACCAAGAGTTGACAAATGCACCTGTGTCAACCGGAGAGGCAAGAACAGCAGTTCGGGCAATCCCAAACATCTTCTTGCCGACCTCGTCTTCTACCTTCTCACTGACAGCATCAATTTTCTGGTAGAAACTCTGGTTAATCTTAACCCCCATTATTCGTACACCTCACAAAGGTAACAGACGGGTTGGCCATTGCTACGAATGGTCCTGACGGTCTGAATATTGACCGGATCACCATAGCCTAGAATTTGGTCTTCATCATCAGGGGTAACTGACAGACCCTTAGCGGCTATAACACAAACCCGACTGCCCTTCCTAGTCTTATTGAGGTCAAATGTACCCTCTGCTAGGTTATAGAAGTATCCCGTAAAGGAATAGTCCAAAGTCTCGCTTCCAGACACAGTGCCGGAAGAAGTGTCGTAGGAACCTGTTTTGGTGACTTTGCGGAGTGTAAGGGGTTCGCCAAAGTCTTGAACCAACCTCAGAACGTCACTAGCATTAAAAGACATGGACTATTCCTCACTCGTAATCCGCAGAACCATCGTATGTTGGTGGGTTGCGGAAACGATCCCTACGGAAAGACGGTTCAACACGATCAGTGTCTTGTCTTACCACAGAGATAGACGCCTTACTGATGCCCCCGGCTTTGATGCCGAGGCCGCTTTGTTTCTTTGCCTCAGCTTCGAGGGAATCAGCAAGAGAAATATAATGGGCGTACAGGTCAGAATAACTAGCCCGGAGAGCGCCATCCAAGTCAGTGTCAACACGACGAGCATACTTAGCTGCAATAGTTCGACAAACATACGCAGAGGCGCTGTGAATATTGTCAGAAGACTGAGCAAGAGCAAAATCAACTTCTTCGTCCCTAGCTTGAACATCTAAAGAGTCAGTATCACCTACGAGAAAGCGTACAGCATTCCTACGGCCAGAGGCTGTAGTAGTGCCAAGATCGTCTGGATCGTAGGTAAAATCTGACATTATGCTTGCTCCCAATCTGACCAAGGGCTATTACGCCAAGTACGGATATGACCACGTTGTTTCTTCGTGACCGTAGAAGCCTTACACTTCTTCATATTGTATTCACGATCTGTCTTCGTGAACTGCTTAACCTTCTTATTGATGTTCTTTACGATAACCGTAAGCTCATCTTGGCTAAGTTCGTCAAGGCCATCACCGACAACCTTGCGCTTGTTCTCACTAGGAGGCTCCTGTCGGAGGAACCCCCTGTTGAAGAGAGAGATAACATCTTCCCAAGGGATGCCTCGATAGTCCCAAT